AATTAAAAAATGGTAGACCTTGGTGTACTTCTAGAGAAGGATCAAATAATTTGTATTACAACTATAGATTTGATAAAAATTTGACATTGTATTATGTTATAGATGAAGATTTACCATTTGATAATTTAAACTTTGCCACAGTTATTTTGGTTGATCCTGATGGTGAAATGAGATTAGCTGATGCATCCAACAGCGGTGATTATGGAGGACATATTGTGCTACCTTGGGAACAAATTGTAAAGAAACTACCAAAGTTAGATGGTTTGAAAGAACTATTTGTACCTAAACCACTTACCGAAAACGAGAAAAGTGTAATTCAAGCTTTGAGACGAACAAGATCTGAATCTAATTTAAATTCATGGGCTAAAAACTTTTTGGAATCCAATCCGACATTTGCTGAAGAATATTCACCTTACGATATCATTGAACTTTGGATGGAAGTCAATAGCCAAAGACTTTCGGATATGCAATATGCATCGTTAGATCCTGAACTCAAGAAAAAATATATTGGACTAGGACATGATCTTAGCAGTGATATGATAAACAATTCTGAGAGTAGTGTACTGACATATTATGCTAATAAAAAATTAGAAAGTATTCTTAAAAAATCATTGAGAGAGTTATCAGATGAAGACATCGCTTTACTCAACAACCAGATTTTTAAAAAACACAAAACTTATCTTAAAGATAGATTTATAACTCAACTAAGTGATCCGTCAGGAACCAAAAATGGATTTATAAATGTCGATTTAAGATCACGGAATATTTCAACACCTGTTGATAAATTTATAAAATTGTATGGTTTGGATTTGCTCATTTCAAAATTACCATTAGATCTAAAAAGTTTATCTATCGTAGCAGATGATGACGGTAGTGTAACATTAAAATTTGGTGACGACTTGAGTAGATTACAAAACTTAGAACAACTTGATTTAACTAATTGTGTAAATGAATTTCCAATTGTCATAAAAAAATTGAATCTAGATGTACTTACAATAGATGACAAAAGAATTAAAAAAGTTCCAAATTGGGTAGGTGATTTACATCTTTTCTTTTTGAACTTATCTAAAGAAACATATTTAGATCCAAAAATTGAAGAACGTCTCACAAAAAACGTAGAAGGGGATTTTTCATCTGGTATAGTTTCTTAAAAATGAAAAATATTGACGCTCAAATCTATTATAAAAAAATAGTAGATTTTTTCGAAAACAATCCAACACAACTTCATACTTTAATTGGTAATATGGATAAAAAAAACTTTTATTCTAAAATAAAAAATAAAGTTGAACAGAATTGCACTGAGGGATCCGACTTTGAGCTAAATAGAAAAGAGTTAGCTGACATTATATTTGAGTTATTTCAGGAGACAAACCAAAATACAAAAAATAAAATTGTAATGGAAGCAAAATTTGTGGAAACTAATTTTGGTTATTTTTCTTTGAATTGACTTTTTCAAAATTGTGATTATAATTTAACTAAAAAAAATGAAACAGACATCCAGTGGAACGCATCATACTTCAACAAAAAAAAGAAGAAAAGGTGTACATGCTAAAACAAAACATTCAACCCACAAAACATCTAAACATTACGAAAAAGTATCAAGAGGTCAAGGATGATAGAAGTTTCTAGAGTAGATAAGATCATGGAAAAGATTGAATCTAAAGAACAAATTTTCTTTTCTACTTTTCGCGATAAAATGTTGAATTTTGAATTCGTAAATAAATTATTCAATAATTCGAAAGTTATTTATTGTGATTATATTGGTGATTATGTGAGTGAAGCTCTTTTAATAACAAAACATCCATTCTACTTTTTTATCAAAAAAAATGGTAATGATATTTATAAATCAACTATTTATTTCGAAGAAATGAAAAAACAGGAATTGATACTATTCCTTAATCTTGCTGAAAAAAAAATAAATTATGATAGAATTAAATCCTGAACAACTTAAAAATAAAATAAATTCTGGAGAGAAATTTGTTATAGATTTCTACGCAACTTGGTGTGGGCCATGTAAATATCTTTCTAAAATTCTAGAGGAACATGGAAATAAATTTGGTGTACCTGTTTATAAATTTGATATCGATGTTGATAGAGAATTGGTAATGGACTACGGCATTAGAAGTGTACCTACATTGAAGTTATTCAATGAAGGATCCGTTGTGAAGACATATACAGGTATCCTTCAAGAGGGTGAGTTTAGTAATTTTTCAACAATATGAAAAATTTGTTTGTACTATCAATGAAGGGTTGTCCGTATTGTGAACAACTTAAAGATCTTTTAGATGAAGGGTCAGTTTCTTATACTGAAATTGACATAGATAATTTTACAAGTGAATACGATATGTTCAAAAAAGTAACAAACTCAGAATTTTTACCTGGGTTCATGATAATTAATGAAGAAACTAGAACATTGGAATGTTATGCAGCAGAACAAGACTTCTTCACAATTGAAGAAGCATTTACTATGTCAAAAAAACTAATCGAAGATTGATTATTTTTTAGCGTAATATTTCTGAATTGTTTTTTTTATTGCCTCTTGTACAGGTTTAGATTGTCCTTGATTAACTGGACTTTGAGATAAATTCGTACTTTTTTTACAACCACACATAGTTTTTTTTTCATATAAATATCAATCAGTTGAGTTTTGTACAACTATATTTGATATTTATTATAAATTAAAATATAATATTTTTGGTGTATGGATGATTATGAAGATCTAGAAACCGACTGGTTTTTAAAAAAACCTATAGATTTAGAACATAAGGAATATGTTTTGAATTATTTTTTGAAACGGGTTGAGGAGAGTTTGTCTGGGGGTAAAATATACCCTTTTTTTTCGTTAGTTTCTCTACATTTATGTTCTTTGGGGCATTATACTAAAACAGGTAAAATTTTAAAACTCAAAAAGAAAATTATAGATTTTGACACGGAAATTTCCATAGAGGATCTCAAAGAATATAAACCAAGAGTAAAAATGAGCGATCGTGATATTGAGGAAATAAATAAGATAGTTAACTATGGACAAGAAAAACTGACACAATATTTTACGGTATGTAAAACGATCTGGCAATTCACATTCGAAGCGACATCAGTTAAATTAAGAAAAGCTGGATCTGATGTACAAGACAAATTTTTATTTTTATACAAAGACATATACAATAAAGAATTCACACTCTGGGAGTTTCAATATAAAAAAGTAAAAAATCACAGAAAACTGATCATCAACAAAATAGTTACTGAAAAATTAAATCACTTTGATGTGATGGACAATTTATCTGAAAGTGATCAATATAAAACTCTATCGATTGTTGAAGGTTTTTCAACACAAAATCTACCATTAGAAAATACTTTATTACCTTTGTTCAAAAGAAAAATACAGATAATTTTTCAAAAGAGTTTAGCACAAAACAATGGGTAGTCCGAAAAAAGTTCTAGACAAAGAAAAAATCAAAAATTATTTGTCAGCTGGTTATTCACTCAAAAGTATATTTAATAATTTATGTCTACAGTTTGATGACATGGAGTCTTTACAAATATTCAAAGACTTTGAAAGTGGATCCACAGAAAATCAAATAATCAAAAAGTTTTTTGACATTTGAATGGTCTTAGATTATATTTGAAGAAAAAAACTATGAAGACTGTTTTAAATACCTCAACTCAAGAGATCAAAAGGTTGGAAGACCGTAAGGCGGAAACTTTGGTAAAAGGCACAAGTTCTCCTTGGCAATACGTACCAAAAAAAGAATGGAAAGAAAAGGTACGTGACGTTAAAAAAAATGAACCTAAAAACGAAAAAAATGATACAGATAAATCTAACAGAGGAAGAAATTCTAAAAAATCCAAATGATTCTGATTTGGGTGGGTACACTCGAAAAAAATATTTCGATAAAAAAACAAATATGGAACAAATTAATTCAAAACTTTTGGAGAAAAAAAACCTAGACAAAGTTCTTGCTAAACTTAGACAACCATGTCATATTGATTTTATTTCTTCAATCCTCAAAGTTGATAATACCCAAACTTTGATGGTAATTAATTATTTGGTTGAAAATGATTTTATTGTTGAAAGTCCCTCATATCCCGGTTATTATTCTACTGTAAAAAATTATAAAAAATGAGTATAACAGCAGAATATATTTGGTTGGATGGTTACAGTCCAGAACCAAATCTCAGAAGTAAGGTCAAAATAATTCGTGAATGGAAAGGAAATCCGGGAGATGTTAATTTTTTTCCTGAGTGGTCTTTTGACGGTTCATCAACTCAACAAGCGGATGGTCACTTTTCAGATAGAATTTTAAAACCTGTTCGAGTAATACCCAATCCATTCGATAAAACTTTGTATGACCACGGTACACTTATCAATACATCTAAAAGTTATTTAGTTTTGTGTGAGGTAATGAATCCTGATGGAACCCCACATGAAAGTAATTTAAGAAATTTGTTACCCGATGTTGATCAAACATGGTATGGTTTCGAACAAGAGTATACCATAATTAAAGATGGTCGACCACTTGGATTTCCAATGAATGGGTATCCACAACCACAAGGAAAATACTATTGTGGTGTTGGTAGTAATCAAGTCCATGGTAGAGTATTTGTTGAAGAACATATGAAATTATGTTTATGGGCAGGATTGGATATAACAGGTATCAATGCGGAAGTATTATTGGGACAATGGGAATTTCAAATCTTTGGTAATAGTTCCAAAAGAGCTGCGGATGATCTGTGGATTGCTAGATATATTCTACAGAGACTATCTGAAAATTGGGGATATACTATCGAGTTTCACCCAAAACCAGTAGTGGGTGATTGGAATGGAAGTGGGTTACATTGTAATTTTTCAACCAAAAAAATGAGAGAAGAAGGTGGGGAAAAATACTTTAAATCAATTTTCTCAGCATTCGAAAACAGACATAACATTCACATCGAAAATTACGGTTCATCAAATGAATTGAGACTCACAGGTAAACACGAAACCCAATCAATTGATAAGTTCAGTTGGGGTATTTCAGACCGAGGAGCATCCATAAGAGTCCCAATACAAACCGCAAAAGAATGGAAGGGATATCTTGAAGACAGAAGACCCGCGTCAAATGCGGATCCTTACAAAATTACAAAGGTTATTCTAGATACACTCAAAATTGCTGAGCAATTAAATGTTGTTCATAAACATATGTATTACGAAGGAAAATATGAAAATGTTGATACCAAATTTTCAACACTATCGAATGAAGAACTTTTGTCTGATTATAGAAATGAAGATACAAACGAATACGACACTTGTGTAATTTGTGGTATTAAAACAAGACAACTTAAGTCAGCTCATATTGATACTCGTGTAGGATATATTGAAGGTGGTGGGCAAGGTTGTGATGGATCCTGTGGTACATTCAAATGATTCGATTATGGAAAACAAGGAAATGGTAAATCATCCCTCTCATTATGGTGGATCTGAAAATATCTACGAAGCAATCAAAGTAATTGAAGCATGGGAATTAGATTTCCATTTAGGAAATACCGTCAAGTATATTTCAAGAGCTGGTAAAAAAAATCAAGAAAAAGAATTAGAAGATCTTTTAAAAGCAAAATGGTACTTAGACAGGAAGATTGAAAATCTCAAAAAATCAAAATAGAATACACTAATTTTTTTTTAAATTTAGAATATTTATATTAAAATTATTGATATGGATATTTTAATCAACGAAAAACAATATAATAGTTTAAAAAAAACTATAAAAAAAACCAGAATAAGTGAAGCTGAAGAACCAACAGGTTGGAATACTTTTTTAGATATTGCTGGAATTTTTGACCCAACTGGAATAGCTGACGCGGCTAACGCTGTACTTTATGCACAACAAGGAAATTACACATTTGCAATTTTGTCAATAATTTCAATATTTCCATATGCTGGAGATCTTATCGGTAAATCATTAATGTTTTTGGGTAAAAGTAGTAGAATAATTAGAAATAGTGATATAGCAATTGAATTATTAAAGAAAGGCGACAGATTAGGAGCCGAAAAAATCTTAACAGAATTGACACAAAGATCGTCAGCGTTTGACAAACTTGCTCAATATATCGGTAAAAACTCTAGATACATACAAATGTGGCTTCAAAAAAATTCAAATAATCGATTATTGAAAATTATGGGATCAGGAATTTTGGTTGATTGGTTTCGTATCTTAGGAGACATAGGTGGAACTCAAAAAAAATTATCTAAAGTTAGTAAAAGAATTGGAAGTAGATCTTTGAGAAATACACCAAAATTGTCGAATGATGAGGCTATTGATTTATTAAAAAAATTAAAAGATGCTGCAGACGATCCAAGAACATTCAGGGGTTTAGGTGGTAAACCTAAATGGGGTATATTTACTGATCCAAAACAATATGCAAAATTTTCTTGGGAAAGTTTTATAAAATATCCGTTTTCAGGTGGTGTACCAAGGTTTTATGGAAATAGACAAGTAAGATCACTTATGAATAGAACTAAATGGTATCTAGGTTTCTTAGATTATCTTGGTATTGGAAATTTTGTCGGTATGGATGAATTAGAAAAAGAATTAGGTACTGAAGAGTTTAATAGTCAACTTCAGTCTTATTCTCAGACTCCTGAAGCTCAAGAGAATTGGGAAAGTGAAATGAATAACATAGAATCATCTACATCCACACAATCATCTACATCCCCTTCAACAGAACCCAAAAAACTTGAGAATAAAGTAGCTAAGGGTGTTTTTCAATCATTATTTCCCGGTTTATTTTAAAAAAAATTATGAAAAACGAGGTTATACAAAATTTATTAATGGCACAAAACCAAATGAAAATATTTCATTGGCAAACAGATTCCTATGCACAACATCAAGCGTTTGGCTCAATATATGACCAGTTGAGTGTTTTAATTGATTCATTTGTTGAAGTCTGTATGGGAAAACACGGTAGACCTCAGTTTGAACATGGATTGAATTTACCTTTATTGGATTTGACAAGTGTGGATGTTATGGAATATATTGAGTCAGTGGTGGAATTCTTGATTTCATTGACAAATGTATATGATCCAAGTTTTGACAGTGATCTATTAAATATAAGAGACGAAATGCTCTCAGAATTTAACAAACTCAAATATTTGCTTACACTAAGCTAATGAAAAAAATTATATTAGAAAGCGGTCTTCGGGATATTAAAGAACTTACCAGGCGATATAAAAAAGCAAAAATTTATTATCACCAAGATTTAGACGGAGTTACTACTGCTTTAGGAATGAAAAAATACCTTGATGACAATGGTATCAAGGTAATAGATTGTGAAATAATTCAGTACGGAGACAAAGAATTTTCAATAAAAAAACCTGATGCTAACGGAGATGTAATGCCTGTTTTAGTCGATTTTGCCCACGGAAAACCTATGTTTGTGATACACACAGACCACCATGATAGACAAGCTGGTGCTGAAGAAACAAAGTCCAAATATTTTGGACAATCTAGATCAAATGTGGCTACAATATCTCAGAAAGTGTCTCCTGTGGACATATTTCCAGATGATGATATCAAATTGATATCAATGGTTGATTCAGCAGATTTTATGAGAAATGGTGTTACCACCGACGATGTTATCAATTACATTTTCAGATTAGATAAACAAAAAGAATTAAAAAGGAACAAAATATTATTAGGTTTGGTTTGTAACAAACTATTACTAGCCTTCAAAAACAAACCTGGATTTTTAGATGATCTAGTAATGAATTGCCAACCTTCATTACTTTCAATTTATAATCGGATCAAAAAGTTGATGATAAAACGTAATTATGTAAATCCCCAAATTTTACAAAATAATATGAAGGACTACATTCAACAAATGCAGGACAGTCCGAATGTTAAGTTGGATGATTCAATTATTGTACAATACGGTGGAGGATCTATGATGAAACCTGGTTCGTATGATAGGTACACACCGTTCAAAATTCATCCAAACGCTGATTTTTTAGTGATCGCATGGCCAATGGGACTTGTTCAAGCAAGTTGTAATCCATTCAAAGAAGAGAGAGGTCTAAAAGGTGTAAACCTCGGAGAAATTGCGCAAGAAGTAATCGGAAAATGGGAAAAACAATTAAAAGAAAGACTTGTTCCTTTGTCAACCATAAAGTATATCGCTGAAAAATCTGTCAACGACGAGTCCGTTGGATTTACGTTCAAGGATTTTGCCGCACTCTTTGGTACAAAATATTCGGGTATTGTTTCTGACAATCAGTTAGAAAACATTATACAAATTATGAAACGTCCATATTATAGTTTAAGTGAGAATGATTTTTTAAAATTGGATGATGTTAAGATAAGTTGTTGGGACTTAATACAAGCTATGAGTGGTGGTCACAAATGTATAACAAACATTTCTGGTTTAAATTATTTGGGTAGAGCTAAAAGACCACCAGCGGGTGAGTATAGATATGATCCTGAATCTGATGACACACCTTATATTAAATTCACCAAAATGATACAAAACGAATTTGTAGAGAAACTAAAAGAAAAAATCAGAGAGAGTCAAACTGGAAATTGAAAAACTACTTGAAGATTTGAAAAATCTTCGAGAAAACAAAACAGAATTCTTCAAGTTGGTTTTTGGAAAACAAAAAATTGAGGTTGAGAAAATAATAGAAGAAATAGATTTTTTGCAAAAAGTAGTGAAAAGTGATACTTTGTACAAAAAATTACTTTAGAAGTCTTGAAATTAGTCGACGTAATCCTAACGATACGTTGTCTGGAAGATTATCTTTTGAAAAATATCCACATTCAGTGTGTTCATCACCATCGATTGCATTTTGCAAATTAGGAAATAATTTCTTGTTTTGTTTTGATAGGAAAACGTAGAATAATCCTTTTGATTTAAGACCAGTTCTGTTTTTTCTCAAAATAATTGCAACTTTTTTAATATCACCTTTTAACTCCAGATCTGTTTCCTCGAAAAATTCCCTTCTCACACCATCCTCTAAAATTTCGTTTGGTTCAATTTTCCCAGCAGGAATACTCCATTCACCCGGTCTATCACCAGAACTGTTTCGTTTACACAGCAGACATTCGTCTTTTACGATTACTAATATTCCTCCGTATCTTTTCATTTTTCAAATATTTAATAAATATGATTATAAAAATAAATAACACGAACCTAGATTGTAAAGTTATTTCTTCACCAGAAAAAACGATGGAAGGTATGATGAACAAAACTTTTGATGGGTTTGATGGGATGTTGTTCATTTTACCCAAGTTTGGTCTACAATCCTTTTGGATGAAAAATTGTATTATTCCTTTGGATATTCTTTTTATTGATGATAATCAAATTGAATCAATTTCTCACAACTGTCCTCCTTGTAGATCCGATGATTGTCCATCGTACAAAGGTTATGGTGGTATGGTGCTAGAATTACCGGGAGGTTATTGTAAAAATAGTGGTATTTCAGTTGGAGATGAATTAGAATTCGTTTGACATTTCTTCATTCGAAACTATTTTTTTAGAAAAAAAATTATGAATTTAATCGAAAAACTCAATTGGAGGTATGCAACAAAAAGTATGAATGGTGATACGATACCTCAAGAAAAAATGAATCGTATATTGGAAGCAATTCGTTTGGCCCCAAGTTCATTTGGTCTCACACCATATAAAGTAATTGTAGTCCAAAGTCCTGAAATTAGAGAGGATTTAAAGATCGCTTGTTGGGGTCAACAACAAATTGTTGATGCTTCAGCGGTCTTAGTTTTTGCAGCCAAAACAAACATCGACGAAAATCTGGTTGATGAATTTATTGTTGAAGTCGCAAACTCTAGAGGTATGGATGTAGAATCACTTGATCAATACAGGTATGCTGTTAATTTGAATGTCACTCAGATGTCACAAGAACAAAGAGTTGAATGGGCAAAAAAACAAGCTTACATCGGTCTTGGTTTTGGATTGGTTGCCGCGGCTACTGAAAATGTAGACTCCACACCTATGGAAGGCTTTATGGCTGACCAAGTAGATTTGGTTCTAAATTTGAGTGCCGAAAATCTGACCTCAGCGTGTATATTAACCTTGGGTTACAGGGATGAAACTAAAGACTATTTGGCGAACGTTCCAAAATTTAGGTTTGAAAAAGAAAAATTCTTTAAGTTCATATAATTTTGTTGAAAGGAACACCAACATCGGTGTCCCTTTTTTATATTTGACACATGAATATTTTCTGGTTGGATTGGGATCTTAAAAAGTGTGCAGAATACCACTGTGACAAACACTGTACAAAAATGATTGTGGAGTACGCACAGCTACTCTGTACAGCTCACCACGTCCTCCAAGATGACCAATCGGATATACCTTATAGGATAGTCCATAAAAATCACCCTTGCGCTATCTGGGTTCGAGAATCTTTATCCAATTACCTAGTTCTCTGTGAACTTGGTTTGGAACTTTGCAGAGAATATACACATCGATACAAAAAAACACACAAATCCAAACAAGTTCTGGAATGGTGCCTGGTGAACAAATTGAAAGTCCAAGACATAGGACTGACCAAACCACCACTCGCGATGCCTGATGAATACAAGACAGAAGATGTTATCCAATCGTATCGAAATTATTATATTGGCGCTAAAAAAGCTTTCACCAAGTGGAAAGAAAGAGAAATTCCCGGTTGGTTTGTAATTTGATTGTATTTAGATTATGGAAATTAGAACGACAAAATTTGAGGAGGTTGAAAGTGAGTTGTCTCATTTAAGACCAACACTTTTAGATAGATCCGCAACATACCAAGGAGCTTATCTGAATGATGTTTTGGTAGGAGTTGTTTCATACGTTGAACATCCTAATCATATTTACTTGGGACATGCTTTTGTAGTTCCAGAACATCAAGGTAAAGGTATCTACAAACTTTTATGGGAATATAGAAATATGAAAATAAAAGATCTTGGTAAACCATTAATTGCACATTGTAATGTATCTAGTCTAAAACATTTCATTAATAATGGGTTCACAATTGATAAAGCGTTGTTTATGGTAGTAAAACAACAAACATAAAAAGGTTATATTTCACTTAGAACACTCGAATTAATTATTATTTTTTTCAAAAAAATTTGGAATTCACAATTCCTTAGATTATCTTTGTACTATTATGGAAAAAATTAAATTTGTTCGAGTCAAGGACAATCGTCCTTTTGTAGATAGAGCTAAAGATTTTGGAAAATCTCTTTTTTTCTGGAAAGGTAGAAAAAAAGGAATAATCTATACTAGGGATATGGAGTGGAGTGATCTTCGTTTCATATTCTTTCCCAAAAACTTTGCCGAAAAGTATGGTTATTTGGGATCTATACCTGATTACAAATACTACGACCAAGCTATGGTTCCATTGGTTTTAGTTATGGACTATGAGGCAAAACCTTGGTGGTGTCCTCGTTGGTTTCTTAGGTTCCTTCATGTCTTCGGTAACGACAAGTCTATTGTAAGGGTTCGTAATTGGAAGTTACATAATTTACATAATAGATTGACCAAAGGAATTACATTCTACGATCATAAAACAAAGTGGAGTTGGTATGATTTAAGAATTTCAGTTGCGGCACCAAGATACATTCAAGATTTGGCGGATGCTATTGAAGATCATTATTACAAAGTTGGAACAAGGGAAGACACTCTCAAAAAAATTAAGACATTAGAGCCTGATTTTGATAAAACATATATGACTACAAAGGATCTTGATGATTATTTCGAAAAATTAGCCAATGGACTACCAAATTCTTAAAACCTATGAGTTGAACGGACTTGTCAGGTCACAAACACATCCGACCCTACCACTTACTATATGGAACTATACCGAAAAGGTTCAATATGAAAGTTTGTGGGATGAGATTACTTTACAATGTAGAGGTCTTATAATTGATAATAAAACCGATAAGATATTAGTTCGTCCATTCCCAAAATTCTTTAACTACGAAGAAGTTGCGGGTAAAGGTATAATACCAACCAAAGGTGATTATGTTTACATCCAAGAAAAAATAGATGGTTCGTTAGGTATCTTATTCAACTACGAAGGCGAGTGGGTTATGGCAACTCGTGGTTCATTTACTTCAGACCAAGCAATAAGAGGTATGGAAATTCTTAAAAGAAAATATCCTGTCTTTGATAAAGTTTGGATGAAGGAATACGCTTACTTGGTGGAGATAATATATTAGATTTATTTATAAAATAGTATTGTTAGTAAATCTAAAACAGGAAAACCGTCTTTAAGTAAGGGTATTCCAAGAAAAAAAGTGACTTGTCCATATTGTGGTAAAGAAGGTGGTGAAGGGTTAATACACCGATGGCATTTTGACAATTGTAAACACATTAAAAATGAATAAAAAATCAAACAGAATTGTCGTGGACTATGGAGGTGAAGAAAAGGTGGTATTTTTGTCTGCAGTATTGAATGAATCATATAATTGGAATCCAACTAATGATACTGAACTTCACTGGACTACTGCTTGCTCTATTTTTGCTTTTAATGGTATTAAAAAAGAAGATATAGTTAAAACTGAACAACACTTTGACTTCTCAGATGAATTGTATAAGTTATTAAAAGAAAAGAACGAAACCAACAAAGAAGGTTTTGTGTTAAGGTATTTTCCTGGCAACTTCCGAATGAAAATCAAATTCGAAGAATATGTTCGTTTACATAAAATAATGACTAACTTATCTACTACCGCAGTATGGGAAGTTCTTTCTAATGGTGGTGATATTCTATCAACCCTAACCGATGTTCCCGATGAATTTTATGATAAGATTCACCAATACTCAAATGAACTAATGGATAAATACACTAAAATAGAGAATGAGTATCATTTCATATTTAAGATTCTGAGTAGATCCGATGACTTTGAATTTCGTCCCAGTTTCGCTGAACTTGCCAAAAAGCATAAGTACCCAGCAATCTTATTTAAGATGTATGATGATAAAGATTATTCGGGTTTGATATGGAAAATAATTAAACCAGAATTTGTAAAATTGTAATTTTTTACTTATCTTTGAAAGATATGAAAAAACAAATTTACCTAGATGACGTTAGAACACCCAAAGAAGATATTTGGGTGGTGGTTAGAAATTATGACGAGTTCGTGGAAACGGTAACGAATATAGGATTGGAGAACATAGATGTAATTTCCTTGGATCATGATTTAGGTGATACAGCTATGACAGAGTATTTCACCAACGTAAGTCCTAATTACAAACTAGATTACTCAAACATTCTTGAAAAGACTGGAATGGATTGCGCTAAGTGGTTGGTCAATCATTATCTTGACAATTATATTACTCAAGAGAGTAGGTCAGAAAAAAAATCATCTGGTATTGTTTTTCCACAAGTGTATACTCATTCGGCTAATCCGATCGGATCTGCCAACATTATGGGATACATTAATAATTTTTGGATGAATGAGGGCCAACCTCAATCTTGTGTTCGTGTGAATATTCCAAACTTTGTTTGATATTTTGTTGTATATTTGAAAAAAAAAACGATGAAACTGACCCTCAACCCGAATCAAAAACTTTGGTTTACTAGTGACACACACTTTAACCATGCGAATATATGTTCTGCAACCACCCGGTGGAAAGATCCTCAAACGGTACGAAATTTCGAGTCTTTGAGTAAGATGAATGATACACTGGTTAATAATATCAACGAGTTGGTTATGCCAGATGACATCTTGATCCATAACGGTGATTGGAGTTTCGGTGGTTTTGAATCAATTGAAAACTTTAGAAAAAGATTAATTTGTCAAAACATCCATTTAGTATTAGGTAATCACGATCACCATATTGCAAACAATAAACAAGACTGTCAGTCTCTGTTTTTGTCGGTAAATAAGTATGTTGAATTGAATGTCTCTCACTACGTTCACAATACCTTGGTCAAAAATGATTTTGTATTGTCACATTATCCTATTGCCAGTTGGAATAATTTGGCCAAAGGCGTTATCCACTTACACGGTCACGTCCATTTACCACAAAACAAAAGAATGGGTCTTGGTAAAATAATGGATATCGGTGTTGACGGAAACAATTTGTATCCTATATCACTTAATGAAGTTCTAAGTTTGATGAACAATCAACCCATCAAGTCAATGATGAGTAATGATCACCACGAAAAAGTTGAAAAATATGTATAATTTCTTGTTGTATTTGTTTAAACTCTGAATAATGGATAAGACAGTATTTTTTAATCTGATTAAACAATTAGAAAAACATGATAATATGATTCATGACTTATATCGTTTGGGTGTTGATTTAGTCGAGCTGAATGACCCATTGAATAGTGTGATTAAAGATTTAATGGTCGAATGTTTTGGTGTTGATGGTGAAGATATGATTTCTTGGTGGTGTTACGAAAAAGACTTTGGTAAAAGAGAGGATCTAACCTGTCAAGACAAAGATGGTAAGTTAATTTGTCAAGATTTGGACGGATTGTACGAATACATCCAAACTTTGAAAAAATAGAAAAAAAATTTGTGTCAGAATTTTGAAATTCCAAATTAGTTTACTATATTTGCTATATGAAAACTCTATTTTTGGGAGATATCCACGGACGTTCCGTTTGGAAAAAAATTGTCGAGAAAGAAAATCCTGACAGAGTTATTTTCATTGGTGATTATTTTGATAGTTTTGATGTTCCGGGTGTAGACCAAATACACAACTTCAAGGAAATAGTTGACTTCAAAAAGTCAAGTGATAAAGAGGTGGTCTTACTTGTTGGTAATCACGACCTTCACTACATGCACATCGGTGAAACATACTCAGGGTTTCAACCCCGGTTACAATTTGAAATATCCACAATATTGTCTGAAAACCTAGAACAACTTCAAATGGCTTATTCG